TTATTTGAAAAGTGTATGCGTGGTGACACTAGTGACAATGTGTTTAGTGCATTTCCAGGTGTACGTAAAAAAGGCACTAAGAACAAAGTAGGCCTTATTGAAGCATATGCAGACAAAGATAGCAAAGGCTACAACTGGAACAATATGATGTTACAGCGTTGGGTAGATCATGAAGGTGTTGAACATCGTGTACTAGATGACTATACACGTAATGTTACACTATGTGACTTAACTGCACAACCTGCAGACATTAGAGAGATAATTAATAATACGATTGCAGAAAATGCAACGCCTAAAGAAGTATCACAAGTTGGTATGAGACTTATGAAGTTTTGTGCTAAGTGGGATATGCAACGTATTGCAGATCAGGCGGCAACTTTTGCAGAACCATTACAAGCGAGGTATCCACAATGATAAAAACAAAAACTATTCTTAAAGATAAATTTTGGATTCTTGAAGAAGAAGGAGTACGAGTTGGAACTTTAAGTATAAGTGAAGACAAGTATATGTTCAGTGGTCCTACAGGAACTACTTATTTTGACAGCAAAAAGGCACTAAAGAGTACATTCGGAGACAATGTACTGATTAGTGAAGTGCTAGATGTACCGGAAGAGAAGCCGGAGAAGGAAGTTTATAACTTTCCAACAAGCACACATCCTTACAATCCTATGCTAGATGTACAGCGTAAACTACCATTGTTTACTAAAAGTAACAAGAGTAAGAGCTTGTATTGTGCAGGATATTACATTATACACTTTGACAAAGGCTGGGTAAAGAGCTTTTGTCCTAAACTACTTACTGTAGAACGTTACGAGTTTCAAGGACCGTTTAAAACAGATCTTGAAATGAAGTCAGCGTTGAGTAAAGCAAATGTCAAGTGATCCTTTAAACACTTCTTCAATACAGATGTTTCTACAGCAAACTAAGTCTGCAGATTTATCAAATTCTAAAGAAGTTAAACTTCCTATAACACAAGCCAAGAATCTTGCATATACACTAGGTATAGTAATGGCAAGACTAGAAGGCGATCTAGAAAGATACGTTAAAGAAAATAGTGGCGGCGGAAGTGACATTGAAGTACGATTAGACGGTGGAACTGACTGGAAGTAAACTACATACTTAACTGTAAAAAGAGATAAATATATGCGTATATAATTATAGGAGTATACGCATATGAGTAGGCCTAAACCAACCGTATTGCTAGAACACATAGATAAAAAGACTTATAGAGCTGAACAAGTTCTAGATGCCGATGCTATCTGGGCAGTGTTCTACAACAACAAACCTTTCAACCTAAAGAGTTTAAACTCTATCACAAACTATCCAGGACCTAAGTATAAGAAGGTATCTTTTTCTAACCCCGGACACGCTCATAACTTAGCAAAGAAGTTAAACGACATGTTTAATACAGACGAATTTGCGGTATATAAGTTATCAACAGGTGAATTAGAAACAGAGATATGAACTGGAAAGAGACTTATACCAAAATCTTCCTCAATCAACTAGGCAAAACATCAAACGATTTATCAGTTAAAGAGTTTATGCCCTTATGGTGGAAGAATCCTAGACAGTCCGGCGGACTGTGTCTCACTGAATTAGGTTTTGATATCTTAACCGAAATAGATCTTGCGACATATGATGTGCCGTATCCAAAAGATATGCCCCTTACAACACAAGTCATTATCTTCTTAGACAAGTTTATTGACTGTCCTTACTACCTTACCCATAATTCGATTGTAGTCACAGGCGAAAAGAAAGCAATGGAACTACATTTGTTTAGCGGAGACCTACGTAAATACGGTCTTACTAAAGCAATGAATCGACACGAAAAATAATTTAACATTTTGGCAACTTAGTGGTTGACTTTTATTCTGTAGAGTGTATACTATATGTATAGTTAGAAATTAACTTAGCACTGATGACAACACAAGAGGAATATAATATGGAAAATGTAGCACTACGCACCGTAAGCCCTAATAAGGCTAAAAAATCAATTACACACGCTATTAAAAAGAAGCGTCCAATCTTTCTTTGGGGACCTCCAGGTATTGGTAAATCTGAAATTGTAGAACAGATTACTCACAGTTTACCTAAATCACATTTGATTGACATTCGTTTATCATTATGGGATCCGACAGATATTAAAGGCATGCCTTATTATGCCGCTAATGATAACACAATGAAATGGGCTCCTCCAGTTGAGCTACCAAGCGAAGAGTTTGCGGCACAGTTCGATAACATTGTACTGTTCTTAGACGAAATGAACTCTGCGGCACCTGCTGTACAAGCGGCGGCTTATCAACTTATTCTTAACCGTAAGGTTGGAGCATACAAACTGCCAGACAATGTAATGATTGTTGCGGCTGGTAACCGTGAAGCAGACAAAGGTGTTACTTACAGAATGCCTGCTCCGTTAGCAAACCGTTTCATCCACTTAGAACTTGCAGTTAATTTTAATGACTGGTTTGACTGGGCTGTAGATAAAAAGATACATAACGATGTAGTAGGTTTTTTACAGTTTAGTAAGAAAGATTTATACGACTTTGATCCAAAGTCACCAAGTCGTTCATTTGCAACACCACGTAGTTGGACATTTGTAAGTGAACTATTAGAAGACGACCTAGACGTCGAAACTACAACTGATCTTACATCAGGTACAGTAGGCGAAGGGTTGGCTATTAAGTTTATGGCACACCGTAAAGTAGCGGCATCTATGCCTAACCCAAGTGACATCTTGTCAGGTAAGGTTAAAGAGTTGAAACAGACAGAAATCAGTGCAATGTATTCCCTGACTGTATCACTTTGCTACGAACTAAAAGAAGCGTCAGACGCAAACGATAAGAAGTTTGATGAAAAAGTGAATAACTTTCTACGCTTTGCAATGGACAATTTTGAAACTGAATTGGTTGTCATGGGTGTTAAAGTAGCACTCACTCAGTACGCATTGCCCATTGATCCAGACGAAGTAGAATGCTTTGATGAATTCCACGATCGTTTTGGTAAGTATATTAAGGCCGCACAACAGTCTTAATATGGTGTGTTGAGTTTTGGGCGTTCTCATTAAAAAACGTCCATTTTATATTGACTTTTTACTATAAAGATTGTATAATATATGTATAGTAACAAACAAAAGGGCAAAAGAACATGAGCGTTGCAGGAACTAAACTTTGGGAACCAGACCTTAATATTACTCCAGAAGCATTAGAAGAAATGCGAGTTGAAGTATTAGATCGTATTATTATTGCTCGTGTAGGATTACTACTTCGCCATCCTTTCTTTGGTAATATGGCAACACGTTTAATTATTAAAGAAGCAGACGACTGGTGTCCTACTGCCGCTGTCGACGGACGTAACTTATATTACAATACGCAGTTCTTTAATGCAATGTCAAACAAAGAAGTCGAGTTTGTTATTGCACACGAAATTCTGCATTGTGTATTTGATCACTTAGCACGCCGAGACGATAGAGACCCACAAATTTACAATATTGCCGCTGACTATATTGTAAACAACCTACTAGTAAGAGATCGTATTGGTGATAAACCTACCTTTATTGATTGCTTTCAAGACTTTAAATATGAAGGTTGGACGTCAGAAGAAGTATACGATGACATCTTTGGCAAGTACGACGAGGAAGAACTAAAACAACTTGGCGAACTGTTAGACGAACATGTTGACTGGGAAAGCGATGGCGACGGTGACAGTGGTGACAGTAATACTCCAGGCAAAAGCAAAGGTAAAGGCGGACCTCCGAAATATTCTAAAGAAGAATTACGTAAAATACGTGACGAAATAAAAGAGGGAATGATTTCTGCGGCACAAAGTTCAGGCGCAGGTAATATTCCGGGCGAAATTGCTCGTATGATTAAAGAGCTTACTGAGCCTAAAATGAACTGGCGTGAAATTTTGCGTCAGCAAATTCAGTCAACAATTCGAAGTGACTATACATTTATACGTCCTTCACGTAAAGGATGGCATACTGGTGCAGTCTTGCCTGGCATGAATTTTGACCAAACTATCGATTTATGTATTT